CAGCAGTTCCGGTTTCCGACACAAAGGTCGGATCCCACAGCACGTACCCAGTAGTTTGACCGGAGCCAGGGGTATATGTCGATTTTAGTTTGTTTAACATTCCTTCGGAAGTTGAGTAGAAACCCTCAAGCATGGGACCATTACACGGATCAGCCACCATAGCAGCGTACCTAGTAGATGGGGACATTCTTGGTCTGGGTTGCCTGCGTCTAGGCTTTCTAGCTCCAATTCTTCTGTTGTTATTTTTCTTAACCATTTTACTATACGTAGTATAACCTGCTGCAGACAAGCTTAACTTGCGATTAATGGAAAGGTTGATCATCGTATGCACGGCAAAGGCAACTGGAAATGATTGCATAGCAACCAAGTACAATAAGCAATGCATGATAAGATTGAAGGGGCTAGAATAAACAGCCGATTCAATCAATCCAACGATCAATCGAACAACGGGAAAGAGATAAAAGGCTCCCTCTTCAATTGTCACATCAGCAACAATCCCGAGAACACTATCTCCTTCTTGAATGTAAACGTTTTCATCTTTAAGATAGTCGGTTTGAATTTCTTCACACCAATCTGTCTTTATCAACTTTGAAAATCCATGGTGTTGCAGTGCATGGGGTATTGTTAAACTAGCAAGTTCCTCTTCCATTTCAAGCACATCACTCGGATAAAGATCATAGCGACCTAGTAGGTAGGCCATAACCTCATCTTCATCATATACCTGCTCTTCACTTGCATATTCATTGTACGCCCCGCATAGACTTCGAGTGTTTTTCCAAGAAGTGTATGCTTTGCACTGATACAAACCACGGAGGATAGGGAAATTCTTATAGACATTTTTGACACCATTAAGAATACCTGCAAATTGTTCCTCAATCTGTCGTTCACAGTAATTGGTATTCTTACACCAGAGTGTTTTGGCCAAAAATCTACCAGGTTTTGGAACCAAAACAGCAGAATCAGAAGTAGGTATGAATAGAGATGAACAGAATTCACGAGTGAACCCATCTGACAACTCCATTTTTATCATGAACCCCAACTTTAGAAACGCTTCCTTGTATTTTCCAATTTCTGATGGATCAAATATGTCGCTAAGATACGTCACGCCATCATCACCTTTACACATCATTCCAACCAAAACTTCTCCAAAGACATGGTAACAAACTATTATTGTCAATATAGTGTTGCCAAGTAAAGTTTCACTTCGTCCAGACAAACGCACTGCTCGTATCTTGTAGCTAGAACCGTGAGGTCCTTTAACATGAATAAAGTCAATGTCGTTCATCATTAGATTGATAATGAATTGCGGGACTCCACACAATTTGAAAAACTTACAAATAAATGTCAATGCTTGTTCACGTTGTGTTGAATCATAGCTTGTGTAGTCAGTGACGATTTGGTAATGGGAGAGTCCGGTCATCTTTCTATCGAATTCACCGATAGCCTTAGAATCACCATGTATTGGAAAATTAACAAAGTCTGGGAGTAGCTCAGCCAAGAGTTCACCAATTGGCA